CGAGTTTCCCCACGACCAAGGGGATAAGGCGCGATCACCAGAGCTTCTTCGGCTCCGGTGTCGCGAGAGCGACCCTGCGCGTCTCAGGCTTGGTCGGCCGGACGCCGAAGAGGACCATTGAAATGGCAACCAAAGCAAAAGAAGAGAGTGCAGAGATTTCGATCAAGCCGCTCATGCGCGGCTCGATCAATCTCAGGATTATCGGCACGACGCCAATGTTCCAAAACCGCATGGCGAACAAGGTCAAGCAAGGCTTGCTCGTCGGCACAAGGAAGAAGACCAAAGCCGAGCGCGTCGATATCAAGCATGATCCGCTACAGGAGTTTCGTGATAGCGCCGAGATCCTGTCGGATGGTCCGACAGCTCTGGGGTTGCGTGTTGTCGCCGTGAAGGCGGCAATGGCGACAGCGGCCCTCGAAACGCCAGGCCTGACGAAGACAAGCGCTCAACGGCTCTTGTTTATGCCCGGCGACTTTGTCCCGCTTTACGGCACGCCGATGCTTCGCATGGACGTCACGCGAAGCGCGGACATCAACAGGACGCCGGATATCAGGACGCGGTGCTTCTTGCCGAAATGGGGTGCTGAGATAACGATTCAGTTCATCACGCCGCAACTATCGATCCAATCCGTCATCGCCTTGCTCTGCAATGCGGGCGTCTTGATCGGGGTCGGTGATTATCGGCAGGAAAAGGGTAAAGGTGCCTTCGGCAGTTTTCGTGTTCTCGGACCGGGGCAAGATGATCCTGAGTGGAATGATCTCGTCAAGAACCATGGGCGCAAGGCGCAAGCCAAGGCGCTCGAACATCCGCAATACGCCGATCGCGACACGGAAGACCTGATGGAATTCTATGTCGGCGAAACAAAGCGGAGGGCTGCATAATGGCTCGTTTCACAAAAGCGCTTCGCCAAAAGATCGTTGAAGAGTTCGCGATCAGGCACAACGGACAATTCGATGCGGCCCTCTTCCTGAAAGAGGTAAGGGAGCAGGGTGTTGGGCATCCAGCTCATGACTGGTTCGAATGGGACGAAAGCAAAGCAGCGCAGGCTTATCAGCTTGAGCAGGCGCGTAGCTTCGCGAGCGATCTTCGCGTGACCTTTAGGGTTGAGGAAGTTGTTTCGCCTGGGTCTGTGCGCGTACGAGAGGTTCCGATGCCAACCGTGATTTCGCCTTTGGAAAATCGCAACAAGGGCGGCGGCTACAGGCTTGTCGATCCAGACGATCCGCAATTTATCGAAGAGCATTGCAGGCAGGCGGCCCGCGCACTGTCACAATGGATGAACCGGTATGAAGCCGCATTGACGCACGCGAAGATCAATCTAAAGTCGGTTGAGAACTTCGTTGGCAAGCTCGAGCATGCTGGCGAGAAAAAGTCGGCCGCATAATTCACAGGCACGGATAGGCAGGCGAGGTCCGGGACGGACAGCCATGGCGAGGTGAGCCCAGGTTGGGCTACGCTCGGCAGGTAAAAAGGCATCAGAGGCCAAAAAGGTCGCCTGATGCCGGTGCGAAGTGAGATCGCCGCATCTCACTGGCAAGGATCACGGCGCGGCAGGCGGGGATAGGCGTGGCCACTCGAGTCTTGGTGGGGCGAGGCACGGCAGCGCAGGCGAGGCTAGATTAGGTGTGGCTCGTTAAGGCGCGGTCAGGCAAGGCGTGGCAAGCCAAGGCAGGCTAGGCAAGTTGCGGTATCACATGGCAAGCCTGGGTTAGGCACGGCAGGCACGGCGAGCAACGGTTAGTTGTGGAACGGTATGGTTAGGCAGCCAACGTGAGCGAAAGGGCGGTCTTTATGGCCGCCCTTTTTTAATGGAGGAGATTAGTACAATGACGCCTGAAGAAGCTGGGAAGCTGGTGCTCCTGCAGGGACAAGTGGCTGCAAAAGTCGTTGAGGAATTCGTAAAAGAGTGTGTCCACGGCGAGGATATTAAGCAGAAACCTACGTCGCGCTTTGATTATCAGACGGGCCGCTGGGTTGACGGCGGAGAGCCTGAAACTGCTCATCCGACAAACACCAGTCGCGAGTTTGCTCTCCAATTCCGGTACAAAGCCGGTGAAGGTAGTTTCGAACTATCGGTAAAAGGGAGCTGTCAGGAAACTCCTTCTTCGGCAGATACCAAGTCGCCTGAAGAAGAATGCCATAAGCGTCTTTGAGCCCAATCGTCACTTTCCAGAAGAGACCTGGTTCCATCTTCCCGTGTAGAGAGGGACGCTCTTTCGTTTCGACAATTTCTATGAGCTCGATATGATCTTTGTCTGCCACTTGAGCCTCCGAGAATGCAGTATGACGGATGAAGAAAATCCAATGGTCTTTGAGTTCGACGCGACCTTTCATATCGAAGGGCCGAGCGTCAGCGTGCCACCGGGCACGCCAATAACCTTCACGGCCTGAAGAGTCGAATCGTGAGCTTAGGCACAGAATGACCCAAAACTGGATACGCTATTGCAAGGTGACGGTCGGAGACATCTCGCTCGATCTGTCCGACATGCAGGTCAGGTTCGAAGTCCATCAAGACACGCTGCAGTCGCCAAACGTCGCTGATATCTGGATCTATAATCTGAGCGAGTCTCTGGCCCAACAGATGAAGGCGTCTGAGAAAGCAGTTGTAACGCTTGATGCAGGTTATCAGGAAAACCACGGCGAGATATTCAGAGGAACTTTGATCCAGGCGATCAAAGGCAAAGAAAATGCGACCGACACTTTCGTTTGGCTGCACTGCGGCGATGGAGATCGCGGGTACAATTGGGCGCATACAAACACGACGCTCGACGCCGGATGCACCCCGAAAGATATCGTGCAAGCTTGCTTGAAGCCGATGAAAAAGTTCGGGATTGAAGAGGGCTTTATTGATCCGAATTTCGGGGGTGGCTTGAAATATCCAACGCCGGTTCCTTTGTTCGGCATGTCGCGTGATATTCTTCGCATGATCACGCGGAGCTTTCAGTCAACATGGTCGATGCAGCATCAGCAGCTTGATATCGTCGCTGACAGCGGAACAAAGCCGGGCGCCGCAGTCGTTCTAAATTCTCAGACTGGTCTGATTGGTATCCCGTTCGAAACAGAAGACGGTGTGAACGTCCGCTGCCTGATCAATCCGAATATTCGAGTGAATACGATTTTGCAGATTGATCAGGGCAGCATCAATAGAGCTGCTTTGCAGTATGGAAATCCGGCAGGAGTGAGCCCCGATAGCCAGCGATTGCTGGGCATAACAGGCGCTGCCGATGGAAGTTATAGGGTGCTTTCAGTAGACTATTCTGGAATCATGCGCGGCCAGCCTTGGTATAGCGATGTTGTCGCGATTGGCGCTGTTACAGGCGCCCCATCCGATAATCAGATCGCACTCGGACGAGGCTAATAGCGGAACGATCTTTTTCGCAAAAGCTCATCCCTATTCACTAAGCCTGCGGCACAGGATTCTAGCGTTCGATAATGACCGATCTTCGCGGACGTTAGGTAGTTGAGGCAAGATGCTCTTTCATTTGCGCTTAGCCGGGGCCATAGAACTTTCAAAAGATCATAGGCCTGCTGTTCCAATCGAATGCAACCATTAACCCCGTTCTCATTCTGGTAATAGTTCCCGCAAATTTTATCGACGTCGTAAATTGGGATATCCGGATCTGAGGCGGTCCAAAACAACGCTAAAAGCCCTATGGAAAGAAGCATTTTTGCATGTCCCTTCTTGATGACATCTCAGCGCCATATGCCTTAATCGGCGGCACTTCAAGGTTGATCGGTACGATCGTGCCTGAAGTTGTCGTTGAGGAGACCCATCAGGACGATCTAGTCATCACTGCGCATCCGGTGGCCGATGGCGCGGCGGTTTCCGACCATGCTTACAAGGCGCCGCCTCTGGTTCAGATGCGCTGTGGGTTCTCGAATTCGACGGCGCAAACAGAAGGTTACGTTCAAGCCGTCTATCAGGAGTTCTTAAGCCTTCAGGCCGAACGCCAGCCATTCGACGTTTCGACAGGAAAACGCTCCTATTCCAACATGCTGATCCGCTCCATCCAGGTCGTGACGGCGCCTGACAGCGAATATGCGTTGAGCATCTCGGTTGGCCTCCAAGGGGTGATCATTTCATCTCCGCAGATGGGCGGAAGTGGCGGGAGCGGGAGCACGATTTCAAATGCAAATGTCACCCCGTCAGACGCAACGAGCGCTGGGCAGGCTCCAAGCACGGATAGCGGCTTCCAGCCGATCGGCCCGGCAGCCAATGTACCGACCTTCGCCCAGACCAACACGCTCGGCTATTACACGGCACCGGTGTCGCCGCCCGTTGTCACAGATGGCCGCAATAGCCTCGGGTTTGCGCCATGAACGTTCATGAGATCCCGCTGACGCCTGCCCCGCAGACAATCCAGACCGCGCTAAACGGTACGATTTACGGCCTTCGACTCTATTATGCAGATGCTCCAGAGGCGGGCTGGTGCATGGATATTGCAGACGCCAATGGTGAAGCGCTTGTCTGCGGCATCCCGCTCGTGACCGGCTGCGATTTGCTGGAACAATACGAATTTCTGAGCATTGGCGGTGGCGGCCACCTCTATGTAGGAACGCCGGGAAATCCACCGGCAGTTCCAACCTATGCAAATCTTGGCATAGACAGCCATCTCTATTTCGAGACTGTTTGATGGACCTTAGGGAACGATTAGGTCGCAATCCTGAAGAATTTTTCAGGATGCTGACCGATGGGCTTAAGCATCAGGATTGGCAGTCTATGCCGGTCATTGTGCATGAAGATTCAGATGGGAAAAGCGTTTCCGTTCGTCCGACGATCAAGGGAAAGGTCAAGCAGGAAGATGGATCGTTCATCGCGGAAGATCTTCCTATACTGAAGGAAGTGCCGGTCCATTTCAGCGGCGGAGGCGGCGGAGAAAACGGCGGCGCTGGGACTTCAATTACTCATCCTATCAAAAAGGGCGACGAAGGATTCCTCGTATTCTTCGATCGAAATTCGTCGGCATGGCGACAAAGTGGGGGCCAACAAAATCCAGTCGATTGGCGGTCAAAAGCCCTCGCGGATGCTGCTTTCATCCCGCAGATCAGATCGAAGCCGAGAGAACTGAAGCAGGTCTCGACGACCTCTTCGCAGATCCGCAGCGACGACAAAAAGCACGTCATCGATCAAAGCCCGACTGATGGGACGAAGATCCGCGCTGTTGATCCGAGCACGCAAGCGGCAAGCGACAGCTTCGATCCATTCACGCAAGCGACGAAGTTTTTTGACCACATCGTGCATCCGAGCGATGGCCACGCCATGAAGGCCATGGCGGATGGTGTCCTCCACGCGATCACAAATACGCATGCTGCCGGTCCACTGATGGCGGCTCTTAACGGGGCGCATAGCGTCGCGGCACACCCTGAAAATGGTGTCGGGATCATTTCCAATATAGCGCATACAATCTCGGCGCCGAATGCCAACCTCGATGCCGCCGGAAACTTCTCGGCGCTGCAAAGCATCTCAGCCCCGCTTGGTGCTATTGGTGGCATGAGCTTCGGCGGCGGTGGTGGGGGCGGCGCAGGCGGCCTGACGATGTCCGGCAAAATCTCAGGCGGCACTCTGCAAAGCACGGATGGATATACCGTTGCGACGCTGCCATTGCCGACGACCAGCCTGCGGGGCACGCGCGCCTATGTAACTGATGCCATCGCCCCGATCGGAGAGACAGTGCCGAAGTTCATGGATTTAGCCATTGGCGGCGGGACGATCGTGTGCCCGGTCTTTTGCACCGGGCTGGTTTGGGTGACGGCATGAGGGTCCGGAAGCAGGATGGGACCGGCGATATGTCATTTGGGCGGGGCCAGGCGGATTATTGGATCAATGTTCCAGATGGCTCGGGACAGGTGGCCAAGACACGTCTCGCGCTTTGGCTTGGACAATGGTTTCTCGACCGAACCGACGGAACTGCATGGCAAACAAAAGTGCTCGGCAAGTATACGGGCTCAACCCGCGATGCTGTGATCAGAGCCCGCATGCTCGGAACGCCTGGCCTTACCGCGATTGCGGCTTATTCAAGCGCCTTGAACCGGGAAACGCGCGGGTTCGATGTCACGGCCAGGATTGAGACAGCTTACGGGCAAACTATCGTGAGCGGGACATTCTGATATGAGCATACCGCTTTGCACGATCGATGAGACCGGCATTCATAAGCCTGACCTCGCCGAGGTTATCGATTATCTGACGACCTCGTTTCGTGGCATCTATGGTTCAGATGTCTATCTAGGTAACGACAGCCAGGACGGACAGTGGCTCGGTATTCTGGCGGCTGCCTTCAACGATGCCAATGCTGTGGCTGTCGCCGTCTACAACGCTTTCTCGCCAGCAACGGCGCAAGGGGCTGGCCTTTCGAGCGTCGTCAAGGTCAACGGCATCAAAAAGGCTTCCGCCTCTTATTCAACTTCCGATCTTCTTATCGGTGGTCAGGTCGGGGCGACGATCACGAATGGCGTCGCTGGCGATCTCCAAGGCTTCTATTGGGCCCTGCCTGCGATTGTCACAATTCCGATCGACGGCCAGATCACGGTCACGGCAACATGCCTGACAATTGGTGCAGTGGAAGCCGCGGCAAACACGATCACGTCGATCCAGACCCCGACGCTGGGTTGGCAAACCGTCACGAACGAAAGTACAGCCACGGCTGGCCAGCCTGTCGAGACCGATCCCCAGCTCCGCATCCGCCAATCTCTCTCGACACAGTTGCCGAGCCTCTCTCTCTTGGAGGGGATGGTTGGTGCGATTCTGGCGCTCAGCGGTGTTTCAAGAATTCGGGCCTATGAGAATGACACGGATACGACGGATGCGAACGGGCTGCCCGGACACTCGATCTCGCTCATCGTTGATGGCGGCGATGCCGCATCTATAGCAGCGATCATCGCCAAGAAGAAAGGCTGTGCTGGCACTTACGGTACGGCGGTTCAGACCGTCACCGACAATGCAGGCGTGGCTCATGATATTCGCTTCTTCCGGCCGACAGAACCGGCGATCACTTATGTCGTCAGCCTCAAGGCAAAGACGGGCTATTCGACTGTTGTCGAAAGCGACATCAAGCAGTCTCTTTCGGATTGGACCAACGCGATCGGGATCGGGAACAATGTCCAGCTGACGCGATCCTATTCGGCCGCCTATCTGCAACCGCTTATGCAGAGCGCCGCGGCAAAACTTCAGGCTGATCTTGCAGCCGAAGCCGATCCGGCAACGATCGCAGCTGATGCCGCCGTTATCGCAACGCTGAATGCCGAAGCTGTGACATTTGAGATCGTTTCCATCACGGCAGCTCGGGATGGTGGGACGCCTGCGGCGGCAGATGTCGATATCGCATTTAACGAAGCGCCGTTCTGCCAGCCCGGCAATATCGCTGTCACGGTGGTCCCATGAAGACGACTGACGAATATGTTGGCCTGATCACGCCGCAGCATGCCGACAAGCCGAAGTTTGTCGCAACGGTTGAGGTCTGCGTCGCCCCGGTTGCCGCGTTGCAGCTCTTGCTTGCCAGCCTTCCTGTCGAGTTCGATCTTGATGAAGCCATTGGTATCCAGCTTGATGCGGTCGGTATCAGGGTTGGCCGGTCCCGCAAGGTGCCTGTCTTCATTGCCGGGCTGTTCTTTACCTGGGGTGACGTTCTCCGAGGCTGGGGGCGGGGTATCTGGAAGGGGCCTTTTGACCCGACCTCTGGTATCGCATCTCTAGATGATGAAACCTATCGGAGGCTTCTGCGCGCCAAGGTTCTTGCGAATTCGTGGGATGGAACAGCCGACGGGCAGCAAGCCATCCTCGACGCTTATTTTACCGATCCTGAAACCTTCGTCGCCGCAATCGATGATACCGGTGCAGCCTATCCAGGTTCTTTTTTCACTTGGGGTGATCCTTTACGTGGATGGGGATCAGGCACATGGTATGACGCGGACGCACCTGTCGCCAATCTGCCGTCGTTCAACCCGCACATGCTCATCATTATTGCGGGTAAGATTCCATCTCTTCTTGATCTTGCGCTCCTCAGTCAGGATCTCATCGCAGCGAAGCCTGTGGGCGTAGCGCTCGACTATGCGGTGACCTCCGTCGATCAGACGCCGGTTTTCGGCTGGGGCGTCGAGAACGAGTTTATTGGTGGCTGGGGCACAGGAGCATGGGCGGTGCCGCCAGACTTCATCGCCGAGCACACAGCCTAACTCTTAACTTCTCTTCCTGTCTTTTTCGCAGCGTGCCGGATGTTTTTCGGCAGCGCTCTCTTTTCCCGAGGCATCTGAATGGCAACCAATCATCTTCTTCCGTTTGCAACGGCAACCGGCGCCAATGTTATGGACAGCGTTTCATACCAGGCGCTTAACGCGCGCCTGACCGGCTTCGTAAACGGTGTCGCGCTCCCTGAACAGGCGAACACGGCATGGAGGCAGGCGTGCTTCGGTGCGGCGATGATCGGCCAGTTCACGGCCGACTGGTCTGGGCAGGATGTCAATGATGATGGCAATGTCGCTGTCTTCGAAACGAATTTTCGAAGCGCCGTCCTTTCCGCCGTCGCGACGAAGACGTTCTTTTATGGGCGCGACTCCGGCACGGCCGATGCCTTAGCGATCCTGCCGAGCCCGGCGGCAACGGGATACACGGACGGGATGGTTGTCGCTGTCCTCAAGGGAAACTCCGTAAACGGAACGTCGACGCCACAGCTCAATGTGAGCAATCTCGGGGCCCGCACAATCGTTAAAGCAAATGGAAGCGCACTCAGCGCGGGTGATCTGGTCGCCAATGTCGAGTTCATCGCGGTCTATGATGGTACGGTCGGTGTTTTCCGCATCCCGCATCTGCTGACGTCAGACATCAATTTTCTGATCTCACAGCAGACGGCGCTGCGCGTCACCTCGAACCAGACGCTTTATGTCAACGCATCGACGGGTTCAGATTCGAACAAGGGCACGGTTGGAGCCCCATTTCTGACGCTTCAAGCAGTCCGCAATTACGCCCAGAATAATTTTAACCTCAACGGCACTTATTCGGTCACCTATGTCGCGACCGGCGCTTTCACTGCAGGTGTCGTGGCGAATGGTTTGATCCCAGGTCAGAACGGGCCCGCGAACGAGGTTTTCTCCTTTACCTCTGGCTCGTCTGTCGCGGTGACGGATGCGAATTGTCTAGCCGCTATAAACGGTGCGCAATTTACGGTGCAGGCTCTTTCTGGAAGCGTGCTGCTGACGACCTCTGGGTCAGCCAACGGGTTGGGGTTTGCAATCGGAGCATTCTATGGCGGTTCACAGGTGCGGGTCGGGGCAGGACTAAATTTCGGCACTGCATATGCCTCCCATGTTTCCGCGAACGGCGGCATCATCAATCTTAATGAGGCCTATACAATTTCTGGTAGTGCTCAATCGCATCTGAACATTCTTGGTGCAGGCGGGTATATTTCTTCTAATCAGTCAGCACCCCAGACGATAACCCTGGTGGGTACGCCAAACTTCTCAATCGCCTATGCGTATACCAGGGCGGGGAAAATTGATCATGGCGGGCTCACCTTTATCGGCTCTGCTACGGGCAAGAGATACGATGTCGATGAGTGTAGCGGAATTTCTACGAATGGCGGTGGTGCGAATTATCTTCCGGGCAGCATTGCCGGAACAGGTGGCACAGCATTCGGATACTATAAATAAGGACTAAGACGATGTGGCTTCCATACGTTGGGCAAGACTGGTACTGGAAAACTGATGACGGCAAGGTCTATTCGTCGAAGGCAAATGCTCTCGTTGCCGAAGATGATGAAACCTATACGGAGTGGATCGCCGATGGCGGCATGACGACGCGCTGGCCTGTTGATGATGCCGGCGATCAGACCGTGCCCGCACTGCAATGGGTGTTGACGCCTTACGGGATCACGGTTCCGTCGAATATTCTGGGCTAATCGAGGCCGCCTTCATGAAAATCTTGAACCTTGCCGCCGTGGCATTTGCTGCGGCGATGATGCTTGTCCGTCCAGCAGGTGCTGTCTCTACCGGGGCGGTGACGGTGCCGCCAGCAACCGGTGGCGCTTGCAGCTGGACGCTGGCCGGGGCCGGGCCGCTACGCCTTCAGAACAAGACGTCTTTGCCGGTGGTCTACGCCATCAGCGATGCGCAGCCGAGTGGGGCCGGGCCGTTCTTCGCGCTCGAGCAGAACGCCTCCGACAGATTCACGGACATCCCGACCGCGACGAACGTCTATCTCTGCAATTACAGCGCGAACACCTCGGTCAGTGTTATTGTTGCGCAGATCTCGGGGAGCGGAGGCGCATCGAGCGCGGCCCCTAGCATCATCGCGCCAAGCGCGGGCTCCATCACGACGACGCAGGTCTCGATTGGCGCGGGCGCAACCGGGACGGTGACAGCGAACACGGCCCGCAAATATCTGTCAGTCGTGAATACCGGGACGGGGCCTTGCCGCCTCATCTTTGGGGCTGGGACTCCTTCGGCAAATCTGGGAGACCCACTCGGCGCGGCAGCGGCCGCAGGTGGGCAGGGCGGAACGCGAACTTTTGAAAACAGCTATGTGCCGAGTGGCGCGGTCTCTGCATTTTGCTCGGCGGCTTCGACATTGTCGGTGATGGAGGGGCAGTGACATGCGCTTCTTGGTTTGCCTTGCATCTCTTGCTTTGGCGACCGAAGCGCTTGCCGGGTCTGCACCGCCATATCTCGACCCAAGCCAGTTCGCGACGCAGTCGCAGGTCACCAATGCGGCTAACGCAGCGGCAGCGGCCCAAACGGCCGCGACCAATGCGCAGAGCGCGATCCCGGTCCCGTCGAACGTAACGCCATCATCAGGCACGCTGAATGGCGCGGCCGGTTCTTCCGCGACCTACCAGCGCGGCGATGCGGCGATCCCGATCACGGTTCAAAGAACCTCTGTCACGACGGATGCGAGCGGCAACTGGTCGGTGACATGGAATAAAGCGTTTCAGTCGTCGACCCCATACATCGGCCTGACGCCGCAAAGTGCCAGCGGAGGTCTCGCGATCGTTTGCAACTGGGTGACGCGGACATCGACGACGGCGGCGGGCAAATGCTGGCAGCTCACGACCAGCAGACCGGCCTTGCTCAATATCGACATCACTCTGGCGCCGACGGCAACCCCGGCCTCAACGATGGTTTCCGTGATCGGTGCCGAGCCGACCCAGTGAAAGCGTGAACTTCTTACTGACATCCGACGACCGCCTCAGAGGCGGTTTTTTATTGGAGATATAGCGTATGCCTCTCACCGGCGCCCACATTTCATGTTCGGCGGTAAGCTCAGGGATCAGAGACTCGGGTCTCGTGCTGAAGAGCCAACCGTTCTGGTCGAAGACCTTTCCCTCTATCTCATCGCAGCAGATTACATCTGATTCTGCCCCCGGCGTGGGTAGTGTCTGCATCGAGATTTCTGCGGGCATCGATCTTTTTTACGCTGTTGGGAAAGCGCCTGATGCAACACAGTCAACCAGTGGCGGGGTCAATAGCGCTAGAGCTTTTCTTCCAGCGGGCGCTAAGGAGCAAATATTTGCAAACCCGACGGACAAAGTCGCGGTTGTCGCGGCATAAAGGAGCTCACGAATGACTCTTCAGCTCCCTGGCACAGCGAGTGCGCCGATTTCCGATGCACGAATCGCGAGAGCCTTAATCCCCGCAACGGGGTTTTTCAACGGTCGTTCGCAAGCCGATTGGAATCTGCTGATTGATACGGCTCTTAGTGTTATTGGGCGGGACGCTGACGCCGATGCCTTGATTGCACGGTTCACGCAACGCCCAGACCTGCGAACGCGCCTCCTAATCGGTTCCGCTGTTCTTGGTCTCAAGAACGCGGGTATCTGGAGCAAGCTCGATTGCCTTTACGTGCTTGGCACGAATCCGGCAGATGCAGCTTTAAATTGGAAATCGGCAAACTATACGCTAACGACCTTTGGGAACGTGACCTATGTCCCGGGTCAGGGCTTTGATGGCGACGGGGTATCGTCCCACGTCAATACAAACTTCAATCCCATCGCTGCCGGGGGCAACTATTCTCAGGATAGTGCCTCCTTCGGTGTGTGGGTTCTGGAAGATAACAACGAAAATAAGGACGATATCGGAAACACGAATGCGCTCATCCGCACTAGTTCGAATGTGCTGCTCTACCAAGCAGCCTCCCGCCTTAACACGTCGTCGACGGCGACGGTGACGGGTACTTCTACCTCAACGCAGTCATACGGTTTCCGCTCCTCCGTCGGCATGTCATGGGTTTCGAGAACCGGATCGGCCGGTTATAACTATGGCCGTAACGCACAACTCCTCGGAACGGTAACAGCGGCAAGCGTTGCCCCAAGCAACGATAGCTTTTTCATCGGCGGTGGGCGTATCTCAGATAGCAGTTCCGAGCGTGTTGCAATGGCATTCATCGGCGGCGGACTCACGAACGCGGAGGTAGCTCAGCTTTACACCGTTATGGCGCCTGTCGTCCAAGGCCTTTACGGTCCCGACCTTTATACGCTTGACCTTGCTTCAGCTGCCCAGGTGCTCGATGGCATTGGCTACGAGCTTGCCTCCGACAGTATCGAAGGAGATGCTGGAGGTATTCAGGAGAGCAATACAGCCTCACTGCCGCTTGACCTTTCGGCTTCCGAAAGGACCCGCTTTGCCACCACGATTGCGCGGGTTCCCAATGGATCGCCATTTCACAACTTCCGCTTGGCGGCAGGCCTCTACTATCGCGGTATCAGTGCGGACGGAAAAAACTTCGTAGAGCGACTTTCTGGTCAGAATGCCGCGATCGCCGATTTGGTCACGCGATCCGGCGCTAAAGGAATAACTTATTGCTATTGGAGCCCGGCTCCCTATTGGAAGCGCGTTACTGTCGGCGGCACGACTTATAACGGCGGCGCAACTTCGGTGCCTGACAAAGTCACGAACCCTTCAGGGTTCAACACTTACCTGCGCAATCTACTCCAGGGTGGTACGCTTGATGCCCCGGACAAGGCGACCCTGCCCACGGCCTACGCCGCATGGATGGACGATTTTGCGAACCACGTCGTCCAGGACCTTGAATATGCGCATGTGAACTTTGGCCCTGTTGTCCGGTTCTGTCCTCAGAACGAGCCCGGAACGTCAGGGGCAACGACAGCAGCAACATATCCTCAATGCTCCTGGACAGATCAGCTCATGTACGACTTTCTTAAAGCTGTCGTGCCGAAGATCAGGGCAAGCGCGGTGCTTTCCTCCTTCGGAGGGCAGCCAAACCGAGTTGAGGTTTATATCGGTGGGGCTAGCGGTGTACCGGGCACTGGATCACCGCTTGTCGTTGCGGATAGTGGGCTTCTTGCCGAGATATACGGCTTCGCCTTGCATATCATTGACGCGCTCGCGAACAATGCGGCCTATGTCCGCACGTTCCAAAATACGCTGGCAGGGCAAAATTACGGGGGGAAGCCGGTTTTCTCAGACGAAAACGAGTATTTCGACCCCTCGGTGACACCTGGCAACGCCGTCTATCTGACGCCGCAGTTTCGGTTTGCAAATACCTGCATGATGCCCCTCATGTGGTTTGTCTATCTAGGCTCTCCAATCTGGTACTGGATACACATAGGAAAGCCGACAACCGGCCCTCAATACGAAAGCGTCGGGCGCGCGCTTACGGTCTGGAAACCACCGGGCTCTTCTGCATCAGCGCAATATCCGTCGCTCACAGATGGAACTTTTACGACTGTCGATGTCAATTGGAACGCCATTAAGCCGTGGCTTCGATTTTTGCCTTGGGGCAGCGTCCGGCTTGCCATGCCCCCTGCCATCCCGAGGAGCGATGTTGCGGCCATGGCATGGCGCAAGCCGAACGGCAAGATCGTCATCGCGGCGGTGAATCGCACAGAGGTTGAGCAAAAGCAGCGTATCGCGGCGGCTGGGCTCAGCGGTTCGTTCGCTCGTTACCGTTATACAGTCAGCTCAACAGATCAGCTTGTGGAGACAGTCCAGGCAACTGGAGGTGTCGATTTTACTCTGCCTCCGTGGACTGCCGAGTTTTGGGAAGAGCAGTAATTTTAGCTTTCCGCGAACTCTGTGAGCCGAAGGTCTAGGGAGCCACCGTCGCGTAAGGCTTTAGCAGTGTTGTGGTCGGGCGCTTCAACCTCGCTGACCTCAACACTTCTGATACCACTGATATGCTCGCAATGCCTTCTGTCGAGGGCGTCCGTCGAACTGAAATAACACCTATAGGTGGGCTTGTTGTTGTTCGACAGCGCTGTGGCTAGATCAAAATACTCTGGCGTGCGGCTGATACCCCTAGTCTCTGGAACTTTCTCCGGCCAGCGGTGATCGCCCCAAGCAAGCCTATGATCGCGGGTAATAGACGTTTGCGGGGCGGTGGCTATTGCCTGATCGAAGTCACATAGAGAGGCAAATAGTAGTGCAGCATAGCCACCCATGGAGTGTCCGAGCGTTGCGATTTTTGAGTATCGATGCTTGAGAGGGAGAAGCTTATCGGCGAGCGAAGGGATGCTGTCAGCTAGGTCAAAAACACCAGAGTGATACCAGTGTTGCTGTCTGTCCATAAGAAATAAGCAGGATAAGTGGTATCCCGAGAGTGTCTTGATAAACTCTAGTTTTGGCCTAGCAAAAGCAGTTGCTCCCGGTGTCCCTTCCACACCATATGAGCTAAATACAACAATCAGTTTATCTCCTGCTTCATTAAGTAGAAAATCTTCGCCGCGCATAGGTTACTCGTAAGTTTATTTTTAAAATTATTTGTTTTGCGAAGTAACCAGTTCGTAATAGTAACTCAAGCGCCAGCTTAAGCATGTAGCGAGACATTACGGTAAATTTTTATAAAAAGAATGTTATGTTTTGCTGAAACAAATGGCTGCCTGCAATTGAATGTAGCTGCCTGTTAATCGTACCTGCCTGACAATTGTAAACTAATGCCGCCTTCCGGGCGGCTTTTTTCATGGAGAAATCAACATGGTTGATCTCGCGGCCTTGCGGTCGGCGAATGCTGCCCGCTGGGCGAAAGCACGGCTCACGCGCGGGCCTGAGTTTGAGAAATTCGCACTCAAGGCCGTTGCCAACAATGCGACGTACAAAGAGATCGAGGCGCGCACCGGCGTGCCTTGGGTCTTTGTCGCCGTCACGCATTATCGGGAAAGCACGCAGGATTTTTCAAAGTCGCTGGCGCAGGGCGATCCTTGGGACAGGGTCTCGACGCATGTCCCGGCCGGGCGCGGCCCGTTCAAATCGTTCGCAGACGCCGCTGTCGATGCGCTGGTTAATTGCGCGCCCTACGCGGCCCGCAACCAGGATTGGTCGATCGAGGGAATGCTGACCTATCTGGAGCGCTATAACGGTCTCGGCTATGCGATGCGCGGGCTGCCGTCGCCTTACCTCTGGTCCGGCACCGATCAGTATCAGAAGGGCAAATATGTCGCCGACGGCAAGTTTGATGCGACCGTCGTGGACAAGCAGCTCGGTTGTGCCGGTCTGATCCTCGCCATGATGCAGCACGATCCAGGCATCACTTTCGATGGCAGGCCGATCATTGTCGATACGGAGCCGCCGAAGGATGCGGCGTGGCTGCAAAACGCGCTGAACAAGCTTGGAGCCGCGCCGGTGCTGACGGTCGATGGCCTGATGGGCCCGGCGACCAAGGCGGCCGTCAGGGCCTATCAAGCGCGCAAGGATCTGGCCGTTGATGGCATCGCGGGGCCGAAGACACTGGCCGCGATTGACGCTGATCTGAGCGCGGCCGAGGTGAAAGTGCCGTCTGCTCTCGCAAAGCCGATCCCGTCGACTCCAGTCGTTGCACCTACGCCCTCCGTCTGGACCCGCGTCCAGAGCTTCTTCTCCAGCCTCTTCGGCTGATCAATTCCCGGCCGGGCGGCTTCCCGGATCTTCCAAACATCATAGGTGACATATGAAACGCTTTTACGAGCGCGCGATGGCCTGCGCGCTTTTCGTTCTTGCTGCCGCTCCGGCTTATGCCGCGACCGAGGTCGATCTGTCCGGGCTTTGGACCAACCTGCTCGCCTATGTGGCCGTTGGCGTCGGTGCGATCGTTTCAGCCGTCGTGACCTGGGGCACGCTGACCATCAATAAAATGGGTCTCATCAAAATCGAGGATAGCCGCCGCGACAGCCTGAAAGTGACGCTGGAAAATGGGGCGGCGCTCGCGATCCAAAAAGCTGGCTCGCTACTGCCCGGCAGCGTGACGATCGACAATCAGTTTATTGCGGCGGGTGTCAGCTATGTAATAGCCAATGCCCCCGATGCTTTGGCGTATTTCAAACTCCAGCCGGACGACATCCGCGTGAAAGTCGAGGCCGCCGTCACGAAATTGCTTGTGCCATCGGCGACGAGCGTCTGATGCTCGCGGCGCTTCTGACCTGGCTGACGTCTTCGGGCGTCAGCATGATCCTCACGGCGGTTACGAAGCTCGCTTTGGATGCGTGGAACTCCTATCAGGCGGACCAGCATCTGAAAGAGCTTGGAGCGGCACAAGCCCAACTCTCGCAGGCATCCGCAACGATCGCCGCGCAGCAGGACATGCTGCAGGCGCAGGCCGATGCGCCGAAAACGACCGGCGACACCATTAAACGATTGAGGGACGGATCGGCTTAGGCTGCTAGGCCATCAAGCCTCGGCCAGATTAAGCCGGGTTTCGATGCGCTCAAGACGGTCAGAAACACGGTCAAGCCGGATCGATTGCTCGGCTACAGCGACCTGAACATGGGCAAGATTGATCTCAAGATGGCCGAGGCGCTGCTTGATATCGCGCATTTCTTCGCGAGCTTCACGCTGGCCGTCAAGGACGCGCTGCACCATCTGGCCGAGGAGATCTAAGGTCACTTCTGTCATGTCTGCAAACCTAATGCATTGCGGAGGAGAATACGAATCGCCTCGGGGCGCGTGGGTTCGCCGGGCTGCTGAGCGATCCATTCGTCAAGAGCGGAAAGCAGATCGGGAAGGAGACGAACGCCGACGAGAGTCCCCTTGCCTGTCGGCTTCGGCCCCCGTTTCTTTTTCTCTGATAACACAGTTTGACTAGCCATAATAACCGTGCTATCACAAATAAGTCAGCCCGACAAGGCGCGCCAACGCCAAGCCGGGCCTAACCCAAGACAAGGATATGAGCCATGTCAGAGGCTGAAACCACCAATACCACGAGTCTGTCCCGCCGCGCGATCCTGACCGGCATCCCTGCTTCCGCAATCGGAATCGGGGCACTGCTTCCGGCTGCGGCAATCGGGATCGGAGCGCTTTTACCAGCTGCCGCTTTGGCCGCAGAAACGAAGGTTGAGAACCAAGACACATCTTATGATGAAAGTGACAATGTTGTCTGGCTATTCGGTGACGATAAGTTGGTGGGGCAAGATCCCCAAAAGCTATTCCCGCTTACAAATGCCGAATTCGGGAAGAATTACCTTCCTCATGTAAGGATGGCTCTTGTTATTCTGACCTCCGAAAGAGCCCTTATCCTCGAAAACATGGAACTGTCTCTCAAGGTAATGGACGATCTTGAGCATGTCGCCGAGCATCTTTTACTCATGACCGAATGGGTATGCGGCGCGAGGTCCCGCGTGGCCTCTCTTAAGGCCGCTGTCTAAGCAGCAGAAATCACTGCCACGAGTTTCCCCACGACCAAGGGGATAAGGCGCGATCACCAGAGCTTCTTCGGCTCCGGTGTCGCGAGAGCGACCCTGCGCGTCTCAGGCTTGGTCGGCCGGACGCCGAAGAGGACCATTG